GTCTTATTTTTGACATGATCTACAAGGTGCATTGGAATCTCTTGAGTATACCAATTTTTATAAACTCCTTTAGGAGCAATAATTAAAGCTCCATTTATCTTGCCTTTATCATAGAGCATAGAAATATTGTCTATAAGTACCTTTGATTTACCAGTACCCATTTCCATAAAGTAAGCAAAAACTTCTTTATCCCACGATTTTTCCAAAGCAACAAGCTGATGCTTATAAGGCGGTGTCTTAAATTTATAATTCATAATTCTTTCTATTTGACAAATCTTACTAAATAATTTATACAAAGTCAATTAGAAAGCTATGACAACTTTAGATTATAAAGAACTAAAAAAAGATACTGAAAAAACTGTTTATGTTATTCAGGAAATTCCAGGTACTAAAGAGGGTCGCCCTAAAATTAACATTATGGGAGCTCAAAAATTTGGGAAGATTAAAGTTCTATTAAGAGAAGATTCCCAAATGATTTTTAGCCCTGGTCCAATTATTTTCGAACTTCGAAGATTATTGAAGAATTATACTTCTGAAGATTATTTACTACTTACAGGTGATCCAGCAATTATTGGAGTAGCATGTTCTGTAGTATCTGATATAACCCACGGAAAATATAATTTATTAAAATGGGATAGACAAGAAAGAATGTATTACCCAATACAAATTAACTTATATGAGAAAGGAAAAATAAATGAATAAATTAAATGAAATGTTTGAAAAAGATCAAACTCAATCCATTGATAAAACTAAAGATGTGAATAAACTTTCAGATCAAGTTTTAAAATTACAGTCATTGGAAAACGAAATCAAAGGAGACGAAGAAGTACTTAAGAATAAAAAGAAAAGTGCTGCAATGTTATCAGAGGAAATTATTCCTACGATGATGACAGAGATGTCTTTATCTTCTATAAAATTAGCAGACGGTTCCGCTGTAGAAGTGAAACCCGTCTACGGTGCTTCCATTCCTGTTGCAAAAAGGGAAGAAGCATTCAAATGGCTTCGAGATAACGGCCTAGGTGACTTAATTAAAAATGAAGTTACTGTTTCTTTTGGTCGTAACGAAGACAACAAGGCAGCAAATTATGCTGTCCTTGCGCAGGGTCAAGGGTATCAACCTGTCCAGAAATTAAAGGTTGAACCCATGACTCTCAAAGCATTGGTCAGAGAGCGTATCGAATCTGGACGAGAGATACCCTCTGACTTATTTAACGTGTACGCAGGAAGCCGTACTACAATAAAAAGGAAATAAGAAACATGAAACAAGAACTAGAAACGAAGAAAAGTAATCTTCCTCAAATGAGTGTATTCGAGGATGATGCAAGAAAAGGTCTAGGCAATCTTACTCAAGAAGATTTAGCTTTACCTTTTCTCAAAATCTTAGGACAGTTATCTCCTGAGGTTAATAAAAGAGACGGAAAATACGTTCAAGGTGCAGAACCAGGAATGATATACAATACCGTTTCTGGAGAACTCCATAATGGAGAAAAAGGTATTCAAGTTTTACCATGCTTCTACAAATTAGAATATGTAGAGTGGCAAAATATTGGGGAAGGTTCTTGTGCTCCAGTGAATATCTATCCATCGTCAAGTGACATCCTTAGTGAAACAACTAGAGGAACTGATTTTAAAGATAGATTACCGAATGGTAATTATATTGAAAAAACAGCAAGTCACTTTGTAATCATATTGGGGGATGCTCCTACTACTGCATTAATCAATATGAAATCAACTCAGCTTAAAACGAGTCGAAAATGGAATTCGATGATGGCAGGGGTTAGACTTAAAGGCAAAAATGGTCTTTTTACTCCATCATCTTTCAGCCATATTTATCGTTTAAGAACTGTGCAGCAGTCAAATGATAAAGGAACATGGTTTGGTTGGGAAGTTAGCAAAGTTAGTCAAGTGGAGGACACTCCGCTTTACGAACAAGCAAGAGCTTTTGCTGAAAGTATTGGCAAAGGAGCTGTTGTTGCTAAACATAATTCAGAAAGTAAAAAATCTGAATCTGCTCACTTCTAAGATTCTTTTACGTACGTAAAGATACTAGGCGGTAGCGGGAGACTTAAACCGCCTAGGACAAAAAAATGATAAATGATAAACGATTTTATAAAAATATTCAGTGGGTTTGATTTAGACTTCGGCAAAGCCGACATGTCTAACATCGAGGTCGACACAGAAAGAAATAAAGTCAAACCTAGATACGAATGGGCAGGAAGGAACATCACCACTCAAGACTACCAATTACACTTAAACGGCAAAATATCCATTGGCATTCAACCTTGCAGAATTGACAGAACAGCATCTTTCGGATGCATAGACATTGATCCAAAAAATTACAGTGAACTCAAAATTGAAACTTATTTAGCTTACTTCCAGCAATACGGACTTCCTTTAATTCCCTGCTTATCCAAAAGCGGAGGTTTGCATTGTTATATTTTTTTAAAAGAACCTATTCCAGCAACTGATTTAAGAGAAGCACTACAATCATTTTTATTACCCTTAAAACTAGATCCTAAGACCGAAGTTTTTCCGAAACAATCCAAACTTGAAAAAGTTGGAGATCAATATTCTCCAGGTAATTTTATTAATTTACCCTATTTCAATCATACAAAAACAAAACGTTACGCTGTTGATAAGAATAATAATAAATTAAGTCTAGAACAATTTATTGAATGGGCTAATAAATCTAGAATTGATGCTCAAGCTTTAGAAAACTTGGTTCAAGAATCAAGAAAGAAAATATTATTGGGAGCAGATCCAGAATTTGATGATGGTCCCCCTTGTCTAGGTTGTCTGTCAAAATCAAAGTTAGATGATGGTAGAGACCGATTTTTATACAACTATATGGTCTTTGCTAAAAAGAAATACAAAGAAGAATGGGAAGATAAAGTTATGGAAGCAAACACCAAATACTTTGAACAACCCTTTAGTCTACAAAAATTACAAATTAAATTAAAAGCATGGAGAAAAGAAACAGCAAGTCATACTTGTCATGAAGATCCAATAGCCCCTGTTTGTCAAAGAACATTATGTGCAACTCGAACATTTGGCATTAGATCGGATTCAAACGTTGCTTTTCCAATGATAAGTGATTTTGAAATTATTCTAGGAAATCCACGTAGGTATCATTTTAATATTGAAGCACAAGATGGAAAACTAAAACCTGCGGTAATTCGAGATAAAAATATATTTTGTAAACAGGAACAGTTCGCAGCACTATGCTGGGAAGTTGCTGGTTTTTATCCTGAACGTCTAAAATTTAATGATTTTATTTCTAAAATAAATGCGATGAGAGCTTCTGCAACTGAAGTAAAACCCGCAGCGGGAACTTCTGATGTTGATAAATTATATAATCATTTATATGAATTCTGCGTTAATAGTTCTCAAGCTAAACAACGAGTTCAAATCAGAAGTGGTTCTTGCTACACGGATAAAGGATTTCACTATTTTAAATTTCAATCTTTCTATGATTCGTTGGGCAATCGTTGGAAATTTTCTGAAGAAGAAACGGCTTATATAATGAAGAAAGAATTTGGAGCAATATTTAATCATTCTTTTAATATTGATGGCAAGACAGAAAAAGTTATTAAAATAAAACAATTACATGTAGATCAAATAGAGTATAAGCCCATTAAACGTGAAGGGGACAGCTTTTAATGAATTATAAAGTTATTGGTCCACCCGGAACAGGAAAGACACACACCCTCTTAGAAAAAGTAAAAGAATATGTTGATAATGGAACCCCTCTAGCCCGCATTGGTTATTTTGCTTTCACTCGTAAAGCTGCATATGAAGCAAGAGACAGATTTCTAAAAGAATTTCCCAACCTTGATAAAAAAGATTTAAAATATTTTCAAACTCTCCATTCTTTTGCTTTTAATTATCTAGGATTAAAAGAAGAAGATGTTATTCAGGAAGAACATTACCGTTTTGTAGGAGAAACGATTGGAGTAAGAATTAACTATGCAAACTATGAAAAAAATGAATACAACGGAATATTTACCTCAAATAGTGAATACTTAAATATAGTTAATCTAGCTAAAGTAAAAAAAATTAGTGCTTTGGATCAATTAGACTGTAACGAACACTTAGGAAAAATAGAAAGAGATAAATTAGATATCATTTCTAAAGAAATTGATTCCTATAAAAAAACCTACCACTTAATTGACTTCACGGATATGATACAAAAATTCATAAACTGTGGTCATTGCCCAGAATTTGATGTCATTTTTATCGATGAAGCACAAGATCTATCCCTCATACAATGGGGTATGGTTAAAAAACTACAGGAATACTCTAAAGACATTTATGTTGCTGGAGATGATGACCAAGCTATTTTTGGTTGGGCGGGGGCTGATGTAGAATCCTTTATTAATTTTGACGCAAAAGAAATTCCTTTAACCCAATCCAATAGGATACCCACAGAAGTACAAGAAATAGCCCTTAAAGTAATCTCTAAAATAGATAACCGTATTGATAAAACATACAAACCTAGAGATGAATTGGGTTCTATTAATTTAGTTTTTTCCATCAATCAACTGGATATGTCTAAAGGAACTTGGTTGATCTTGGCTAGAACCAATGAACTCATCAGAGGACTTATTCCTATCTTAAAGAAGAAAGGAATT